TAGATTTAGGTAACGGTACAAACTACAACCCACAAGAAGCTTTAAATATGTTCTTTCAAACGGGTTCTGTTATAGGACGAAGCTTCACTTCGGAAGGTGATATGAACCCAGGTAAAGTACCAATACAAGAAATACAGTCTGGAAACGGTGGTGCTAAAATGCAAAGTTTAATAGGTACATACAACTATTATCTACAAATGATAAGAGACGTTACAGGGTTGAACGAAGCTAGAGACGCAGCAACACCTGATAAAAATGCTTTAGTAGGAGTGCAAAAACTTGCTGCGGCAAATAGTAATACAGCAACAAGACATATATTACAGGCTGGTTTGTTTTTAACGCAGGATGTTGCAGAAGGTCTGTCATTAAGAATATCTGATATACTAGAGTACTCACCAACAAGAGAAGCTTTTATACAGCAAATTGGAGCACATAACGTTGGCACACTTGAAGACATTAAAGAACTACACTTGTATGACTTTGGTATATTTTTAGAGGTAATGCCAGATGAAGAAGAAAAAGCCATGCTTGAAAACAATATACAAATGGCGTTGCAACAACAAAACATAGAGCTGGAAGATGCTATTGATCTTAGAGAAATTAAAAATATAAAACTTGCTAATCAGTTATTAAAAATACGTAGAAAAAAGAAAGCAGAAAAAGATCAGCAAATGCAAGAAAGAAACATGCAGATGCAGTCTCAAACAAATCAACAAGCAGCACAAGCGGCAGCTCAAGCTGAAATGCAAAAAGAACAAGCTAAAACAGCTGCTCAGGCGGAATTAGAAAGTTTAAAGGCTAAGCTAGATGGAGACAAAATGATGCAAGAAGCTGAGATAAAAAAACAATTAATGCAAATAGAGTTTGATTATAACATGCAGTTAAGGCAAGCTGATACTCAAAACGCAAGCAACAAAGAAAAAGAAAAAGAAGATCGTAAAGACGAAAGAACTAGAATACAAGCCACTCAACAAAGTGAAATGATAGACCAAAGAAATAATGCAAAAGCACCTAAAAACTTTGAGTCTGCAGGTAATGATACTATAGGAGGGGGTTTTGATTTAGAATCTTTTGATCCTAGATAACAATTATTAATTATTATTATATTATATTATGGAAGAAAACGTAGAAAACGTAGTTGAAGAAACTACACAAGCAACTGAACAACCAGTTAAAGAAACTAAAAAACCAAAATTTAATGAAGACGGCGATTACGTTGTTGATTTAAACAAACCAAAAACAGATGAAGTTAAAGAAGATAACCCTGACGACAAGGGAGTGGTTGGAGTCGATGAAAATGCCAATACCACAGAAAAACAAGAAGAAGTACAACCGGAAGGTGAAGCACAAGAAACTCCAGTATTAGAAGAAGTTACTGAAGAAGAAGTTCAAGAGCAAGTTGAAGAAATACAAGAAGCTGTTGAAGAAGCTAAAGAAACTGGAAAAGCTTTGCCTGAAAACTTACAAAAAGTTGTAGACTTTATGGAAGAAACTGGTGGTACGCTAGAAGATTATGTAAGGCTTAATCAAGATTATTCTAGCTACGATGATATGACAGTATTAAGAGAGTACTATAAACAAACAAAATCTCACTTAACAGATGATGAAATTAGTTTTTTAATGGAAGACTCATTTTCATATGATGAAGAAGTTGATGAGGAAAGAGAGATTAAAAAGAAAAAAATAGCGTTAAAAGAGCAAGTTGCCAACGCTAAAGCCTACCTGGACGGGCAAAAGTCCAAATACTATGAAGAAATTAAAGCTGGTTCTAGGTTAACTACCGAGCAACAAAAAGCTGTAAACTTCTTTAATAGATATAACAAAGAGTCAGAAGAAACTCAAAAAATAGCAGAAAAACAAACTAATCATTTTTTAAATAAAACTAATCAAGTTTTTAACGATAAATTCAAAGGTTTTGAATACAGTGTCGGAGATAAAAAATATCGGTTTAATGTGAACAATGCTAACGAGATTAAAACAACTCAAAGCGACATTAATAATTTTGTCAAAAAGTTTTTGAACGAAAACAATGAAATGTCAGATGCTAAGGGTTATCATAAATCTTTATACACAGCGATGAATCCCGATGCTATTGCTAATCATTTTTATCAACAAGGAAAAGCTGATGCTTTAAAAGAAAGTGTAGCAAAAGCTAAAAATGTAAGTATGGATCCTAGAAAATCTTTTTCTAACGATAATACAAGCGGTCCTAAAATGAGAGTGCTTAGCGATGATTCTACTGGTTTTAAGTTTAAAATTAAAAACAAAAATAAATAATAAATTTAAAAAAAATAAATTATGGCAATTACAGGTGTAGGTGCAGCTGGTTATACTCCAGCGCCCCTAAAACAAACGTTGGTCACTAATTACATTGACTTTACAGCTAATGGAAATGGGTGGGCTCAACAATATTTACCAGACTTAATGGAAGCGGAAGCTGAAGTTTTTGGTAATAGAACAATTTCAGGTTTTTTAGCTCAAGTAGGAGCTGAAGAAGCTATGTCTGCTGATCAGGTTATATGGTCTGAGCAAGGTAGATTACATTTATCGTACAAAAAAGTTCAATTAACAGCAAGTACAACAACAGGAACGTTGACTTTTAATGCAGATACTACAGATGCTGATGGAAAATCAGTTGAAAGTACAACAGCAAAAATATCTCACGGTATTAGAAAAGGAGATATGATTTTAGTATCAGATTCTGACGGAACTGCAAGAGGTTATGTTACTAACGTAGCGTTAACTGGAACAGACCATGCACATGGTGTGGTTACTTGGGAGCGTTATGACGGAGCGAGTATTGTTTCTAGCTCGCTAGGCGCTGGTGATGTATCAGTATTAGTTTTTGGTTCTGAGTTTGCTAAAGGTGGAAACGGTAGAGTAGGAGCTAACGCGCCAGTGTTTCAACAAAGAAACAACAAACCTATCATTTTAAAAGACAAGTATGAGGTTTCAGGATCTGATGCTGCTCAAATTGGTTGGGTTGAAGTTTCTGGTGAAGATGGTCAAAACGGTTATATGTGGTATTTAAAAGCTGCGGGTGATACTAAGTCTCGTTTTGCTGATTATTTAGAGATGGCAATGTTAGAGGCTGTTGATAATACATCTGGTACTACATCTGATTCAAAAATTACTGGTACTGAAGGTTTATTTGATGCTTTAGAAACTAGAGGTAACGTGGCCAACACAATGACTGCAATGGCAGATTACGATGAGTTAATTCACGAGCTTGATGCAAATGGTGCTATCGAAGAAAACATGATGTTTATGGATAGAACTACTAGCTTACAGTTAGATGATATTTTAGCTGCTCAAAATTCTTACGGATCTGGTGGTACTTCTTACGGAGTATTTAGCAACTCTGAGGACATGGCATTAAATTTAGGATTTACAGGATTTAGAAGAGGTTCTTACGACTTCTACAAGTCTGACTTTAAATACTTAAATGACGCGTCTACTAGAGGGTTAATTAATTCTACTGATACTGCTAACGCTATTAGAGGAATTTTAATTCCAGCTGGTGTATCAACTGTTTATGACCAAGGACTAGGTAAAAACATTAAAAGACCTTTCTTACATGTTAGATACAGAGCTTCTCAAATGGAAGATAGAAAGTTAAAAACTTGGACTACTGGTTCGGTTGGAGCTGCTACTTCTGATTTAGATGCTATGGAAATGCACATGCTTTCTGAAAGATGTCTAGTTACTCAAGGTGCTAACAACTTTGTATTATTCAAAGGAGTTGCGTAAGCATTATTACTTAAGGATCGAGGCTTCGGCCTCGACCCTTTATTTTTATTAATTTATATTATATTATATTATGGCAAAAAAACAAAAAACACAAGAGGTGGAGGCACCTATTGTTAAAACCCCAGTGGTTGAAACAAAAAAACCAACAAGAAAAGAACCTACTTATAAAACTGTTGACGGTTGGGAATTAAAAGACAGAATGTACAGACTAACGGGGAATAAACAACCATTGTCTCATTGGTTTAAAAGTAGAGGTTTGTATTATTTTGACGAAGAACTAGGTTATGAAAGAGAAATAATGTACTCTGAAAACCAAAAAACAGTTTTTGTAGATGAAATGCAAGGACAAGTTGTTAGAGGAAGAATTATTTTTAGAAACGGTATACTAGCTGTGCCTAAAAACAAAGTTACTCTTCAAAAAATGTTATCAATATACCACCCTCAGGCTGGAAAATCTTGGGAAGAAGTTTCTAAAACAAAAGAGGCTAAAGAGGATTTAGAAGATATAAACATAGAAATAGACGCTTTAATTGCGGCTAGAGAAATGGATATAGACATGGCTGAGGCAATTATGCGGGTAGAGGTTGGTTCTAAAGTTACAGAGATGAGCTCTAAAGAGCTTAAAAGAGATTTACTTATATTTGCTAAAAACAACCCTGAGATGTTCTTAGAACTAGCTAATGATGACAATGTTCACCTTAGAAATATTGGTATTAAAGCAACTGAAATGAACATAATAAAGTTATCTCCAGACCAAAGAGTTTTTATGTGGGCTTCTAATGATAGAAAACTAATGAACGTTCCGTTTGATGAACATCCATACTCAGCTTTAGCCGCTTGGTTTAAAACTGATGAAGGTATGGAAATATTTTCAAGTATAGAAAAACGATTAAAATAATCAAACTGTAGGAGCAGTCGCTCTTCGGGGCGATTGCAAACTACAATAAAAAAAATTATGGCAGTAAACGTAGACAAAATATATCAAAGAGTGTTAGCAATAGCTAATAAAGAACAAAGAGGTTATATAACACCTCAAGAGTTTAATTTATTTGCCAACCAAGCTCAAATGCAAATATTTGAGCAATATTTTTATGACATAAATCAGTTTGGTAGAGCACCTGGAAACACAACTCCATACTCAGATATGCTAGAAATATTAGATGAAAAAATATCAGAGCTGTCATGCTCTTTTTATAGCTTAACAGATGGTGCTTACCAAAGCTACGCTACAGGTACAAAAGGAACGGCTCAAGCTTTGCCAGCTGATTTGTATAGATTAGGCACTGTTTGGTACTATTGGGATAACGATTACATTGAAGCAGAATACATACCACAAAATGAGTTTAGATATTACGCAAACTCTTCTTTAGCAAGACCCGCTAACGACCAACCTGTTTATACTAGAGATAAAGATGGTATAAAAGTATGGGGTCAAAATACTACTACAGCACGTATAATACAAAGAAATACAAATGTTTTTATAGACTATGTTAAAATACCAGGTTATTCAACTGAGGCTGTAAACTGGGGTTACACAGAAATAAACGGAGCTGCACTTTACAATGCAACTAGCTCAAAAGATTTTCAATTACACGTTTCTGAAGAAGTTGAGTTAGTTAATAAAATATTACAATTAGCAGGAGTTGCTATAAAAGACCCTACTATTGCTACAACAGCTGCTCAGCAAGACGCGGCTAAAGTTCAACAAGAAAAATTATAATAAATGGGATTATTTACACAGGAGCAAAAAAGGTACTATACTAAAATACAAACTATAAATCAACAGGCTAGTGGTTTAACACAGCTTAGCACATTTGATTTATTAAACCCATTACCACCTACTTCAAACGACCCTACTACAAATTCGTACAACACGGATATGATTGTAAAAGTAAACGGCGTTGTACTAAGTAATATAAATTACTCTTATATAAAAGGAACACCTGAAATAGTTTTTGGTAGAAAAAGGTTGGTTAGAAGATCTGGTACTGGTGTACAAATAGCTTCTAATGGTGGTACTTACGCAACAACAGGCGTTCAAGTTGGTGATGTTGCTGGTTCTATTATAACTTTAGCTGCTGAAAACACAACAATGCAAGTCGGTGACATTATAGCTATTGACCCTGCTAGCAACGCTGCTTCACACACTACCACCTCTGTAGCTC